TTCAATGTGGGGAATAAGTATAATCAGGCTCATGTTTTGATTGAGGTAAATGATATTGGTTCTCAAGTCGCTGATACTCTACATTATGATTTAGAGTACGAAAACATAATGATTATTACAATGAGAGGTAGAGCGGGACAACAAATTGGTGGAGGATTTGCAAAGAACATTCAATTAGGGTTAAGAACAAGTAAACAAATCAAAAGAATTGGATGTGCTACTCTAAAAGATTTGATAGAACAAGATCAATTACTCATACCAGATTTTGAAACAATTAGAGAACTTACGACTTTTGCTTTGACAAACAATACGTATCAGGCAGAAGAAGGTTCACACGATGATCTAGCAATGACTCTTGTTATATTTGGGTGGCTAGTACAACAGAGATATTTTAAGGAGTTGACAAACATGGACATAAGAAAAAAAATGTGGGAAGAACAAATGGAAACTTTAGAACAAGATATGTTGCCGTTTGGAATTATAGATGATGGCCAGGACGAGAAAACCTTTAAGGATGATAAAGGTACTGTATGGACAGTTGATGATGAGACTAGTCGGCTATATTACTAAATGGATCTATATCCGCAAAATTAACTTCAGTAGGTGGGTTGTTTATTTCTGTTATTAAATCTTCAATTTTACCAGTTAAATCAGGCCTTTCCTTTTTTAATCTGTTTAAAAAACTCAGAGAACCAGTAACTAATTGATCTGGACGAATAGATAATCTTTTTCCTATTCTTCTTTTATCGGATACTTCAAGGTGTTTGGGATTTACACAGGATGGATTGAAGCATGTTTGAGTTACTACTTCAGTAGATGTTAGTTCACCTCGTACTCCAGAAATTGATGAGAAATTACCATACATCATAAATGCATATCTACTAGCAGGTATAGTTCTTCCCATTACAGAAAACATTCCATGACCTGTTTTATTTTTTGAAGCAAGCCAGATATGACATTCTGTATGTTTTTCGGAACGATCAACTTTTTTAAGAAATCGATCTTTTATTTTTTTGTTGTCTATTAGTTTATATGTTTCTTTGTAATCCATACGCCCCTTATAAATTTATGATAACACTTAATATTTATGATTTTAGAGAACTGTAAAAAGATAAATAAAAGTAATATGGTATAAAATCTATAAACCATAATCTTTCAACTTAATCTATAGGAGAGATAAGATGCCTTTTACAATTAGTCCAGGCGTTGTAACCAAAGAAATTGACTTAACAACTATTGTACCTGAAATGTCTATGACAGAAGGTGCAATTGCTGGTCCTTTTAAATGGGGACCCGCACTTGATGTCATTACAGTTAGTAATGAATCAGAATTAGTAAGTCAGTTTGGTAAACCAAACGCCGCCACATATAAAACATATTTTACTGCTGCAAGTTATCTCGCATATTCGGGAAATCTTAAAGTAGTTCGTGCCATACATACAACCGCAAATAATGCGGCTATGACCACTGCACTACAAGTAAATAATGATGAAGATTATGAGAATACATACGACCCAGATATGGGTGGATCACAAGTCACCACTGCTGGAGCATTCATTGCAAAATATCCAGGAGAACTTGGAAACACGTTAAGAGTTTCCATGTGTGGTGCTACAAGAGCAAACACAAATAATGATGGAACACTTAATAGTAATACAGATGTTTCACTTACTTGTACTTCTGCTGTATTCACAAAATCTAATACTACTGTTATTGGAGTAGGAACAACATTTTCAAATGATGTTTCTGTTGGAGATGCACTCTATGTTAATAGTACATCATTTTGTGTAGTAACTACTGTTTCATCCAATACAGTTTTGGTTGCAATCGGTGCAGATGCAACAATTGCAAATACCGGCGCAGTTATTCGCAAATCACGATCAGCATTTGGTCAACCAACAACATCTATGGTTGGAACACTAGTATGTTCAGCTAATGGAACTACAATAACTGGAACAGATACAGCACTTGATACTCAATATACTGTAGGTGATCTTGTTAAACTTATTGGAATAGCCGAAGAACGTAAGGTTTCAGCAATTGCCAATTCAACTTCTATGACAGTATCCGTTCCTTTTGTTGCATCCGCAGCCGCTAATACTCATTCACGTAGATGGGAATATGCAGGTTCATTTGATAGCGAGCCTGTTACTTCAGCTCACGCCAAACGAAACAGCGGAAACTATGATGAAATTCATGTTGTTGTTGTAGACGAAGATGGAGAAATTACTGGAGCAAACAATACTGTAATAGAATCATATACAGGATCAGTTGCCGGTGGAGCCAAAGGTGAAGACGGACAGAGTATCTATTACAAAGATTTAGTTAATAGAGGTTCAAAGTATCTCCGTTGGATGGATCATCACGCAGATGGTGATGCAGATACACTACTTGATGGTGGAACAACCGCTTGGGGTGGAGTTGCATCCGGAACATTTAACGCTAAAGGAACTATTATTTCTGGAAGTTTAACTGGTGGAACCGCTGGAACTGCAGCGACCGCCGGAAATATTCAAACAGCTCTGGATAAATTTAAAAATACAGAAGAAGTAGATGTAACACTTTTGATGACTGCCGATGCAGATGCAGCAACCGCCATTCATGCAATTAACAATATTGCCGAATATCGTAAAGATTGTGTAGCATTTATTTCACCTACACAAGCAAATGTTGTTAATAACTCAGGAAGCGAAGTTGATGATATTATATCATTCCGTAATTCAATGCCAAGTTCTTCATACGCAGTACTTGACTCTGGATGGAAATATATGTACGATAAGTACAATGATGTATATCGATATGTTCCATTGAATGGTGATATCGCTGGATGTTGTGCCTTCACAGATGATGCACGTGATCCTTTTTGGTCGCCTGCTGGAATTGATAGGGGTAATATTCGTAATGCCATTAAACTTCCTTTTAATCCAAATAAGACACAAAGGGATGATCTTTATAAAAATGGTATTAATCCTGTTACAGCAATGCCGGGAAGTGGAATACTTCTTTTTGGAGATAAAACACTATTAGCAAAACCAAGTGCATTTGATCGTATCAATGTACGAAGGTTGTTTATCCTTTTGGAAAAATCCATTGCAGCGATGGCCAATTCATTCTTGTTCGAATTCAACGATGCATTTACACGATCTCGATTCACTGCTACTGTAGAACCTTTCTTGAGAGATATTCAAGGGAGAGGTGGAGTTCAAGATTTTGCTGTTATCTGTGATGAAACTAACAATCCAGGAGATGTAGTTGATCGAAACGAATTTCGTGGAGATATCTACATAAAACCATCACGTTCAATTAACTTCATACAACTACAATTTACTGCAGTTAGAAGCGGTGTTGAATTTGAAGAAATTATTGGTGGATAACCGATAAATAGTAGTATATAAATATATAAAAGATGGGGGAAGACGATGGCTTTCGAAGGAAGTACTTGTAAAAAAGGCTTCCCCATCACATCTTAACTTTAGTCATCGGAGAAAAAAAATATGTCATTTAATATCGATACATTTACTGCAAAATTAAAGACTGGTGGAGCATTAGGAAGTTTATTTGAATGTGAACTTACTGCTGCTAAAGGACAAGATTCCTCAACCACGATGGCAGATTTCAAATTCTTGTGTAAAGAGGCGGTACTCCCGGCTTCAACTATCGAGCCTGGAACTGTTACATACATGGGAAGAGCTTTACAAATTCCTGGTAATAGAGCCGCACAACAATTAAACACTACGGTCTATAATGATGAGGACATGGCAATCAGAAATACAATTGAAAATTGGATGGAGATGCTAAATTCCCACAGGACAAATTCTAGAAACACAGGTATGGCCGGTTTTAAGAGTTATACTGGAAGTTTGAGAGTTAAACAACTTTCAAAAGAAGATGTCGGATCAGTTAAAACTTATGAATTTATTGATGCCTGGCCTTCCGCCTGTGCAGAAGTTCCTCTATCGTGGGAAACCAATGAAATTCAAACTTTTGCTGTAACATGGGAATATAATTATTGGAAATCTGGTGAAAGTGGTACAGGTAATTAATTTTGATATGAAAAAAACAAATTTATATGGGAGTAGAGCAATCTACTTCCATTTAACCTATTAGGAAAAATGTATGGCAGTTGAATTATTTGGATTTTCTATAGGGCGAGTTGACAAAGACGCAAAGAATAAAGAATCTTTTGCACTCCCAGAGCCGGAAGACGGGGCCGTTGAAATTGGTCCATCAGGAGGAGCATACGGTACGTATGTAGATCTTGAGGGTCATGCCAAAAATGAATTAGACTTAATTAGAAAATATAGGGAGATGGCGACATATCCCGAATGTGATCAAGCAATAGATGATGTTGTTAATGAAGCCGTTGTTACAAATAGGGAAAACTCTCCTGTCAGCATTAGCCTAGAAAAATCAAATCTATCAGATGATATTAAGGAAAAGGTAAAGTACGAATTTAAAGAACTGATTCGTTTGCTCGATTTTCGTAAAGTTGGTTATGAAATGTTTAAAAAGTGGTATGTTGATGGTAGATTGTATTTTCACATTATCATTGATAATAAAAACCCCAAACGTGGTATATTAGAACTACGCTCAATAGATCCCCTAAAAATAAAAAAGATTAGAGAACCAAAGGTTGCTCAAGATGATCACGGCACAACAGTTATAGATACTACTGGATTTCAAGAGTATTATCTATTTAATGAAAGAGGAATTTCTACTGCTCAAGCCGGAGGTATGACGGTTCAAATTGCTGCTGATTCTATCTCTTATGCACATTCTGGTATATTAGATCCTGATAGAAAATTAGTTTTAAGTCATCTTCACAAAGCAATTAAACCAATGAATCAATTACGTATGCTTGAAGATGCCGTTGTCATCTATCGTATCTCACGTGCACCTGAACGTAGAATTTTCTACATTGATGTTGGTAACTTACCTAAGATCAAAGCGGAACAGTATCTACGTGATATCATGAGCAAATATAAGAACAAGCTGGTGTATGATTCCAATACTGGTGAAGTTAAAGATGAACGTAAGCATATGAGTATGTTAGAGGATTATTGGCTTCCACGAAGAGAAGGTGGACGAGGTACAGAGATTTCTACGTTGCCGGGAGGGGAGAATCTTGGTGAATTGGCTGATGTTGATTACTTCAAAACAAAACTATACAAAGCACTCAATGTTCCCCCCTCAAGGTTAGAACAAGATTCAGGCTTTATACTAGGACGAGCTGAAGAAATTTCTAGAGATGAAGTTAAATTTACTCGTTTCATTGAACGATTGAGAGCTAGATTTAATATTTTGTTCAATGATCTCATAGAGAAACAGTTATTACTTAAAGGAATTGTTTCTTCTGCAGATTGGGGAGTTATAAGGGATAATATAATATACGAGTGGGAATCAGATTCACATTTTGCGGAACTAC